CTAAGAATCTGGGTATAGTTGCCAAGGGAACATTGTCAACCAAGAGTGATGGTAAAACATCTATTAAAGCAGCAGGAGACTTTGCTGCTGACGGAGCTAAAATTCTAATGAACTCAAATGCTTCTGATGATGCTGTTCAACAAGTTAAACCATCTCCACCTGAACCAACTCAAGTAGAGCCTACCTATTCCCCAGATACTCCGGTAAGTTAAAAAAGGAAGACATAAATAATCGATGGTACAAAAAATAACAAGAACCCCAGATTATAGCGATCTAGACCTAGATTTTATCATGCATCCTACAACAAAGGACGTGGTCAAAAAAACAGGTGTGGATGCAATTAAAAGATCGGTCAGAAATCTTATTCTGACTAATTTTTATGATAGACCTTTCAGATCGTTCATAGGATCAAATGCTCAGAAGATTCTTTTTGATAATATTAATCCATTCACAGCAAGTCATCTTAAGAACGCAATCATCGAAGTAATAACAAATTTTGAACCAAGAGTTAGACTCTCAAGAGAAAGAAACGACGGAGTAATAGTTGAAGTAAGTCCAGATAATAACGGTTATATAGTCAGGTTATATTTCATTATAGTAAACAGAGGTGAACCTGCGTCAATTTCATTCTTTCTAGAACGGCTAAGATGACACACTCGATTCGATCATTAAATAGTTCTAAATTTTAAAATCAAAGGAGCTATTTTACTATGAAAACAGGATTCATCTATATCTGGCATGATAAACGTAGAAAGATGTATTACATTGGTTATCATTTAGGAACAGAAGACGATGGATATATTTGTTCATCAAATAGAATGCGTGATGCCTTTAGAAGGAGACCAAAAGACTTTAAGAGAAGAATATTGAAACGTGGTATTCCTCGTGATCAACTACTAGACGAAGAATATAAATGGCTTTCATTAATAAAAGATGAAGAACTTGGTAAGAAGTATTATAATCATAGTAAGAGACATTTTGGTCATTGGGCTTTAGATGAAAATATTTTGAGCATAAGTCAAAAAATTTCTAAGAAAATGAAAGGAAGAAAATTGAGTAATGCTCATAAAACAAAAATATCAAAACATCATAAGGGCAAAAGAACTCATGAGTGGTCTATCGAATCTAGAGAAAAACTAAGAATTGCTAATCTAGGAAGGAAAGATTCTGAAGAAATCATTGAAAAAAGAAGATTATCAAATATAAAAAAGGGTCACAAAAGAAAAATAACAAAATGCTTCATATGTGGCATTACAGGACCAGTAAATAGTATAGGCAGAAATCACAATAACAATTGCGGTAAAAAAAGAAAAATGCCAGAAAATGTCAAATTCGCATTGGCGAAATCTAAAGGTAAAATATAAATGGCAGAAGAAAAATCAGCATTAAGAGTAACAGAACTCGACTTCGCAACTATCAAAGAAAATCTAAAGACTTTTCTAAGAAGTCAGACAGAATTTCAAGACTTCGATTTCGAAGGTTCTGGTATGTCTGTTCTATTGGACATTCTAGCATATAATACCCACTATATGGGATTCTATATGAACATGACAGCTAATGAAATGTTCCTCGATTCTGCACAATTAAGAAACTCAATTCTTTCACATGCAAAGCTTATGAACTATGTTCCTGGAAGCAAACAGGGAGCATTGTCTAAAGTTAATGTAACAGTAACTCCTTCAGATACAGAAGATCAAGACTCGACAACTCTAACTCTGAATAAGTATGTTCGACTTTTGGGAACTGATAAAGACGGAATAAATTATCCATTCGTAACTCTTTATTCAAATACATCAACTAAAAGTGATGGATCTTTCTATTTTGGAAATGTCCATATTAAACAAGGTGAAGTAATAACTACTCAGTATATTATGTCTCCTTCAAATACAAACCGTAGATTTGAAATTCCATCTGCAAACGTCGATACTGAATCTGTCGTTATTAATGTTCAAGAATCATCAACCAACACAGATATCTCGACATATACTTTGGCTGACGATATCACCGAAGTTACAGCCAACTCTAAAGTCTATTTCATCGAAGAAAACGAAAGTCAGAATTACACGTTCTACTTCGGCGATGATGTTATAGGTAAAAAACCAAAAGACGGTAATATCATCATCTGCACATACTTGGATAATGTCGGATCAGTTTCAAACAATATCAGCAAATTTACCTTTGTTGAACCTATAGGAACATATACTGACAATGTTTCTGCAACTTCTACTGTTTCTTCATATGGAGGCATAGAAAAGGAAACTGTAGAACAGATAAGATTTAGAGCTCCATATTTCTATACCACGCAAAACAGAGCAGTAACAGAAAACGATTATGAAACTCTTATTCTCAAAGACTTCAATACCATTGACGCTGTTTCTGTCTGGGGTGGAGAAAAGAATGACCCAGTAATCTATGGGAAAGTTTTCATTGCTCTCAAGACTAAGCAGAACTATGAATTGACAAACTTTGAAAAAGAGAGAATCAAAGACGAATTAATCAAGAGCAGAAACGTCTTGACTATTACTCCAGAGATTGTGGATCCAGATTATATCTATGTCCAGTTGAAAGGAACAGTCTATTATGATGCTAAGTTAACTTCCAAGACTGATGCAGAAATATTGGCATCAGTCAAAGCTGCCATATATGATTATGCTGATACTGATCTGAATACCTTTAAATCAACTTTCCGTAAATCTAAATTACAGAAGTATATTGATAATTGTGATAAGTCGATCACTGGATCTGATCTGAGAATCTTCATTCAAAAAAGAATTGATATCGACACAGATAATACTAGAACATATGAAATCCAATATAAGACTCCTTTGCGCCATATGCACCATAAGGAAATATTCACAACATATCCTTCAATGGAAGTCAGAGATGCAAGTGATGTTCCTAGAAATGTCTATATTGAAGAACAGACAGAAGGAACAACTGGAATCAGTCGCATTCATGTTACTGAAGGTGGATCTAATTACTTCTCTGCTCCCACAGTAACTATTATTGGTAATGGCCGAGGAGCTACAGCGACGGCCACAATCCTAGGAGGCAAAGTAGATTCTATAACTGTGACAAATGAAGGAACAGATTATTCCTTTGCATATATTATAATAACTGGTGGTGAGGGAACAGGAGCAGCCGCAGAAGCTCAGTTGAGATCGACTAATGGAAAATTGAGAATGTACTACTATAAGGATTCGGGTGAAAAAGCTATTATCAATGAAGAAGCTGGAACAATAGACTATAAAGAAGGAAAAGTAGTTCTAACAAGCCTTAGAGCTTTTTCAGTCGAAGAAAATGACTTCTATGATACAGATGTTCTTACTGTTACTGTTCAGGCAGATGATGAAACTATAAGACCTCTAAGAAATAGAATTTTGACTATTGATGAAAATGATCCTAGAGGTATTGATATCCAGATGATTGCTGAGTAATATATGGCAAATACCATTTCGAATAATAGAATATCGGTTCTAGTAGAAAATCAGCTTCCTTTTTTCGTAAGAGGAGATCACCAGACCTTTGTTAAGTTTCTTGAATACTATTATCAGTATTTGGAACAAGATCAAAAAGCCATAAATTCTATCAAGAATTTGAGTACATATCAAGACGTTGATCTGACAATTGATCAATTCAGTAATAAGATGTATTCTCTTTTCATGAATTTCCTTCCAGAAGAAACTGCTGCCGATAAAACTCTTCTCCTTAAGAACATCAAAGACTTTTATAGAGCAAAAGGAACTGAAAAAGCAACAAGATTCCTAATGAGAATCTTGTATAATTCAGAGATTGATTTCTATTATCCTAAGAGAGATGTTATCAGAGCATCCGACGGTAAATGGTTCGTTCAAAAATCGTTAAGAATCAATGGAACAGAAATTGAGAATGTAGCTAATAATACATTGTTCGGCCTAGAAAAGTTTACTGGAACTAGAATATATGGAAATACATCAAATGCGACCGCTCTTGTCGAAAGAGTAGACAGATTCTATGAACAAGGAACTCAGATTGATGAGTTGATCATTTCAAACGTAGATGGCGACTTTGAAAATGGTGAAACTCTATTTGCTATGTTCAATGATGTTGAAGATGTTTCCACTATTACTGCAGGAATATTCGGTGGAATCGTTTCAAATATAATAATCAATACTCCTGGAACAGGATATGCAATAGGTGATCCTGTCATATTTCTTACTTCCACTGGATCAAGGGCATGTGCTCTTGTTTCAGCAGTGACAACAGGAAACATAAGTTCTATTTCTGTTATTTCAGGAGGAGCTGGATTTAGAGCTAATCAGACTGTTCTTTTTACTGGAGGAGGAGGTACTGGAGCAAATGCTAAAGTATCGACAGTAAATCTCGATGAGTCCATCCATCCTAATTCATATAATATAGTAACTAGCACAATTTCGTTAGAAGCAAATACTCCTCTTAACAATACAATTTATAGTAATCTTAGTTCATCAAATGTTAATACAGCAATTCAAAATGCAGTCAACTCTTTTACATATGCAAATACAGGTCCTATAAATGGAGTAATAGTTCTAGAAGCCGGTTCTGGATACTCAACTGATCCTTCATTGAGCGTTGTTTCTAATTCTATGATATTTGGTCTAGGAATCCTAGGTAGAATGGAAATTATAAATGGTGGTCAGAATTATCGAATTGGAGATTTGATAGAATTTATAAATGTACCTGGAGGATATGGGTACGGTGCAAATGCAAATGTAACAAATGTGGATTCTGCGCAATCAAATGCTATCAGCGAAGTAAAGTTCCAGAGACTGACAGGACATATAATTGGTGGATCAGGATATGACCAGAATTATCTTCCCAGAGCAAATGTCATTTCATCGACCGGAAATGGTGCCAACATTCTCGTCACAGCTATTCTTGGAGCGGGAGCTGTTCTAGATCCTATTACATCAACAATAGGCGGAATTGAAAAAATAACAATTTATAACAGAGGACTAAATTATCTTTCAAATACTGAAATTGACTTATCTGAAAGTGGAGACGGAACAGCTACGGCAAATGCAGTGGTCGTCGAAGGAACATTCTCTTATCCAGGTAGATATTTGAATGATGACGGACATATTAGCTCATATAATTTCATTCAAGACCGAGACTATTATCAGACATATTCTTATGTGATTCGATCTACTGAATCAATTGCCAAATATAGAAAAGTCCTAAATGACATTATTCATCCATCAGGAATGAAACTGTTTGGTGAATATCTGTATATTAACGAAATGGATGATACTTCAGCCAATACAGAAGCCATTTCTTATGACACTTCTATCATCACTCTCAAGACTTATGACAAAGTTGGCAATACTATTAATATATCTTATACATCTCATGGATTTACTGTCAATGCAAACGTGGGTCTAGAATTTGCTGATGGAAATTTTGCAAATGTGAAGAATGGAATCTATATGATTTCCGAATCTCAGACCGACTATTTCAAGGTTGTCCAGAAGAGTAATATTTTGAGTATTTCAATCACAAATGCAGGAAGAAACTATAATTCAAACAGTTATCTGATTATTTCTGGGGATGGAACAGGAGCAAATGTAAGCTTTAACACAAATTCTGTTGGTTCTATTACATCAGTTAATATTAATGATCACGGAATAAGATATACATATCCACCAACAATTACTGCAAATGGTTCAAATTCTGTAGCTGCTGTATTTACGTCTATATTATCATATTCAGGTAATACATCTGGAAATGTATATGTTAGTCTTCTATGATAAATAAAGAAAAAAAGGAAAGTTAAATGAAATACTCTACCTTTGTTGATCTAAGGGTTAACAATGCTGAACAATTTAAAGAATCTGTATCTGAATCGACCTCAAATACTAATTTATTTTTGACCTTCGGTAGAGTTGAAGCGTGGGCAAATGATTCTGATCCAGATTCAGCAAATTCCTCTATTGCTTCTTATAATGAAATATGGTCGAATATGATTGGAGGTAAAAAGATCCTAGGCGGCGACCTTCATCATGTTATTCCTAGATTTGACTGGACAGCAAATACTGTATATACCGCATATGATCATATGTCGTCCGATCTATATGATGGAAATACTCAATTCTACGTCTTGAACAGTGATTATTCAGTATATAAATGTATTTCAAATAATCATGTATCTGTATCTACTGTGGAACCAACCTCAGTTAATCCTTCGATAACCACATCTACATCTGATGGATATGTTTGGAAATATATGTATACTGTTTCTGATGCTGAACAACTAAGATTTACAACTCCAGACTATATTCCAGTGAAAACATTAACAGCCGATGATGGATCTCTCCAATGGCAAGTTCAATCAGAAGCAGAAGTAGGATCAATTGAAGCCGTCTATTTGAGCAATACTGGAATAGGATATTCCAATTCTTCAAATATTGTTATTTCTGTAACTGGAGATGGATCGTCCTTTTCAGCAACTGCAAGCGTCAATACTCAAACAAATACCATTAGTTCTATAACTGTCACAAACTCAGGAACAAACTATACTTATGCAGATATTACCATAACTGACCTAGGTGGAGAAGGACAGGACGCAACTGCTCGTGCAATAATCAGTCCTCCTGGTGGACATGGATCTGATTCTCTATATGAGCTTGGTGGTAAGAATATAATGATCAATACTAAATTCAGATATGATGAAGATGGAGTGTTTCCAGTCACAAATGATTTTAGACAGGTCGCTATTTTAAAAGATCCTATTTCAACTCTGACGGATGAAATTGCAACCAATACAGCATTTCTTCAGGCTACATCGATTGTCACAGCAGGAACAGGTTCATATACTCAAGATGAAATAGTATATCAGGGAGCCAGTTCGTCAGATTATGTTTTCAAGGGAAGAGTTGTTTCCTGGAACGATTCAACTGGTACAATCATTCTCATAAATACAGATGGAGAGCCATCTGCTGCTCAGGCTCTTATTGGAGTAACAAGCACAACCAGTAGAATTATTAGCAGCATAACAGATCATATTCTGAATCCTAGAACAGGAAGAATATTATTTGTCGATAACATTAAACCAGTTACAAGATCATCGGATCAGATCGAAGACTTCAGAATAGTCTTGAAATTCTAAGAAAGAAAATAGGAAAATAGAGAAATGGCGAATACCTCTAATACTGTTGCGCTAACAACTAACTTCAATGTCACTCCATATTATGATGATTATGATCCATCAAAGGGGTATTATAGACATTTGTTCCGTCCTGGATATGCAATTCAGGCAAGAGAACTTACTCAGATTCAAACATCCCTTCAAAAACAAATTGATAGATTTGGTAAACACATTTTCAAAGAAGGAAGCATTGTTCTTCCTGGAACATTTTCAGTTTTCACGGCCAATTCTATTCTTGGTGCAGTATCTTATGTCAAAGTTAAAGATGTAGACAATGCCAATACTGCTGTTGAAATTGAAGACTTTCTTTACAAAACTGTCACTGGTCAGACTAATTCAATCGTTGCCGACGTTAGTATAGTTCTAGACGGATCAGAATCTTCAACAAATACAAAGACTTTGTATGTCGAATATAAAAACGTTGCTAATTCAAATGCAAGCATCAAAACATTCCAAGCTGGAGAAGTTCTTACTTCAAACGCAGGAAATCTAGTTGTTCTTTCTACAAATCCAACTGGACTAGGATCAGCATTTAGAATAACAGAGGGTGTTCTTTTCGCTAAGGAACATTTCATAGCGTTTGAGACTCAAGACATTGTCCTAGACCGATATAATTCTTCTCCTACATGTAGAGTAGGCTTTAACATTCAAGAGTCTATTATCGATTCAACAATTGATCAGAGTCTATTGGATCCTGCTCTTGAATCTTCAAACTATACTGCACCTGGTGCACATAGACTTAAACTTGACGTGTCTCTTAAAGTTGTAGATTTCTCTGATGAGGCAGGAACTACAGACTTTGTTCCATTGGTCGCAATTAAAGATGGAATAATCGAAACTATTCAAGAAAGATCACAGTATAATATCCTTCAAGATGAACTCGCAAAGAGAACCTTTGACGAGTCTGGACACTATTATGTTGAAGGTCTCAATGTATCCGTCCGAGAACATCTAGACGACGGAACAAATGGTGGAAGATATACTTCAGCTAATAGCGGAAACTCTCAACTTCTTTCTGTTCAAGTCAGTCCAGGAACAGCATATGTTCAAGGATATGAAGTCGGAAAATTGACCACATCATATATCTCAACAACCAAAGCTGTCGATTATGCAAATGTAAATTCTCAAATCGCTTCTGCTTCAATGGGATCCTATGTAACTGTCAAGGAACTGACAGGTGTATGGCCATTAGATGTGGGCAACCAGATTGATCTATATGACACTGCACAAACAAGACTGACCGCACAATCTTGGTCAACAGGAGCTCAATCAGGTAATAATATTGGTTCAGCTAGATTAATGTCTATTGAATACGATACTGGAACAATGGGAACTCCAGCTGCTCAGTATCTTGTTTACTTAAATGACATTCAAATGACAGGAAGTAATACGTTTTCAAACGTAAGAAGCTTGTACTATAATAATGCATCGGTTGCTGATCTAGGTGCTGACATTGTTTTAGATACTGCATCAAACAGCGCTATTCTTCAGGATTCTGCTCTGATTCCTCTTCTTTATTATGTAGGATCAGACTATACTAAGACTATTAAGCCAGGTGGAATCTCAGATACAACATTCACTTATAAGACAGACACAGACGTTTCAAACATTGCAACAGGAACATTCAATCTTTCTCTTCCTGCTGGAGCAGATGAATTCCCCTATGGAACAACTACTCTTTCAAATACTCAAAAGAGAGAGATTATGTTGGCAATCAGTACAGATTCCAATGTGTCATTGTCTGGTACTGTAGCGAACTCAGGTAAGAATCTAATAGGTTCGAGTACAAACTTTGATAGACTGAATATTGGTGATAAAGTTTCTATGAATGGAATCAATGGAGTCTATTATGTAGAATCTATTGCCAATGCAAATCATATTACAGTAACATCATACCTTTCTAAGACAGCTACAGGAAATACAGTAGCTAAGATTTATAAGAACGGTGACCTTATTGATCTAACTGGAAAAGGAGCAACTGCTGGAGCATCTAGAACAGTTACCGCAACTCCAACTCAGCTTTCATTTGATATTAAAGAAACTCTTGCAGGAACAGTTCCAGCAACAGTATCATATAGAGTTTCTTCTACATCATCTGGTCAAATAAACAAAACTTTGAGGCCCGATAGATATGTTAAAATCAATTGCGCAACACATTCTTCTGGAACTTCTGGTCCTTTCAGTCTGGGTATATCTGACGTATACAGAATTAAAGAAATCTGGATGGACACTGCTCCTGTAACAAGTAATGGTCAGGGGTCAAACGTCACAACCTCCTTTACATTTGATAACGGTCAAAGAGACTCGATGTATGATTTTGCTACATTGACTCCGAAGATTCCTTTGTCAAATACAAACTATTTGTTAGTCCGTCTAGATTATTTCGAGCCAGATTATACAGTAGGTCAAGGATTCTTCTCTGTGGATTCTTATCCTATAGACGACTCAAATACAAGCACAACAACAATCAAGACTGCTGAAATTCCAATCTATAAGTCTCCTACTTCAGGAGAAATCTATGATCTAAGAAATCATCTTGATTTCCGTCCAGTGAAGGATCAGGTAGCTGCAAGCTCAACAACCGCAGCCGGAGCAACTGTCAATCCAGCTGCTTCAGGAGCATTCGATTATGATGTTAATGGGCTAAGAATTCCAGCTCCATATAGTCAGATAACATATGACTATCAATATTATCTAGCTAGAAAAGATGTTGTCACAATCAATAAGAATAAAGTTTTCTCTGTAGTAAAAGGAGTTCCTGCAACGGTTCCTATTACTCCGGACACTCAAGATGACGTTTTGAATCTTGCAACAATAACTGTTTCTCCATATCCTTCTCTTTCTCTTTTCTATGCAAATCAGATAAACAGAAAAGACTTAGCATGTTCTGTTAAGAAAACAGCATCTATTAGATTTACAATGAGAGATATTGGTGTTCTAAAGGATAGAATTATCAATCTAGAATACTATGCTGCTCTTTCTCTCCTTGAAAAGAATGCTCTTGACCTTAAGATTCTAGACGGAGATGGTCTAGACAGATTCAAGAATGGAATTTTCGTAGACACATTTAGCAGTCATGCATTGGGTGCAACATATAATGGAGACTACAGAATTGTTGTCGACCCATATGAAAAATCTATTCGTCCTCTTTATACTATGGACTCATTCTATTATGACTATATTGCAGGATCAAATGTTGTAAAGAATGGTGACATTATTACTCTAGACTATTCTGAAACTGAGTTCCTTTCTCAGAATAATGTCACAACAACTAGAAATACTGAAAGATCAACCTTCAGATTTATAGGAACAATTGAACTTGATCCTGACAATGATGTTTGGGTCGATACAGAATATGCTCCTGATAATTCTGTCATATTTGGTCCTGGTGATACGGAATTGCCTGATCTTGTTGAGGGAGGTATTTCTACAACATGGAACTCATGGCAAACAAACGTAACAGGATATAAGGTCTATAGAGGAACAAGCGCTACACAAGACAGTCTAGTAGGAACATATGCTACTATGACTGAAGCAGAATCTATTGCAAATTCTTTGAGACAGACAACTGGTGTCAGCATCGAAACCATGTTCTCTAGTGTCAGAACTGGAATCGAGAACTATAACATTGTAGATTCTCAGTCACAGAGTCTAGGTGATAAAGTAATTAATGTTGAAATTGTTCCTTTCATTAGACCTCAGATTATCAAGATTCTAGCTCAAGGACTAAAACCATATGCTAGATATTATACCTATTTTGATGGTGTCAATCTTTCTAGCTATGTTACTGTTCTAACTTCTGATCAATATAGCTCAAACACTATCACTATAGGAACAGAAGGGTCTGAACTCAGAGCAGATGCAAACGGAGATGTTCGTCTTCTTTTGAGAATACCAAATGAAGATGGAAAGAAGTTCTATTTTGGCACAAAACAAGTTAAGATCACAGATAGCCCAACAAATAGTCTTGATGAGACATCCTTTGCAATAGGACATTTCGTAGCTCAAGGTCTTGTTCAACAGAAACAACAAGATATTATAACAACTCGTCAAGTTATTAATAGACAAAGAGTATTGTCTGAAACATCAACAGGACTTTCATCTATCATCAATCTTCCTCAGATCGTCAACACTCCTGAAAGTTCAGGTGGATTCCCAGATTCTGGAGGAGACGGCGGTGGTGGCGGAGGCGAATGTCTCGCTTATACATTCACTATCAAAGCCCCTCCTTCTGAAGAAGGGCTATTCATAACTTCTGTTGATGTATTCTGTTCAGATAAACATCCTACCTTGGGTGTATGGTTTGAAATAAGAGAGACTGATTCTGCAGGAATGATTACACTAAATTCTGTACCATTGTCATATGTCCGAAAAGCAGCGGCAGATATTCCAATCTCTACAGATGGAGTCAATAATCCTCTGACTGTTCAGTTCCAGGCGCCGCTATTCTTACAGAATAATAAGACATATGCATTTGTCATTCATCCAGAAGGATCAAATCCAAATCTTTATTTCTGGGCAAGCAGAATTGGTGAAACTGACGTTAATACAGGTCTGCCTGTAAATTCTCGTCAATTCAAAGGAACAATGTTTACTACAAACAACAATATTATTTGGGATATTGTTCCTGATGTTGATCTAACATTCAGAGCATATAGAGCATCCTTCACCACTGGAGTAACTGGTACAGCCACTTTGGGTAACAAGCCAAGAGAAAAATTCTGGCTATCTAATGTCTCATCATCATTGACAAACTATGGTGAAACATATAGAGCAGGTGACAGACTAACTCTTTCAAGTATTTCTGGTGGAACAATAGCAGCAACAGACTTGATTATCGGAAATACATCAGGTAAAAATGCGTCTGTTATTTCAATCAGCACAAATTATAATATGTCTAATACTGGATATACATCTGGAGAAGGAGCATATGTAAGAGCAGCTAATGGTGTCAATAGAGGAATTTCTGCTGTGGTCTCAAGTATTGATTCCATTGCTATAGGAACTCTAACAAAATCTATGGAATCTGCATCGAATGTTGTCGTTATCCTTGATAATTCCACTGGAAGATTCAAAGCAAACGATAGAATATTCTCATCTTCTTATTCTAAGTCTGCTGACATAAGACTAATTGACAAGTTTAGATATTCTGTTCTGGATATTGAACCAAGTTACTTGAAGTTCTCAAGAACAAGTATCAATTTCTCAGTAAAGACTTGGTCTAATACTGGAATCGAAGGATCATTTGTCAATATGAATCCTAATGAGAATTACTATTTCTCAGATGAAAGAGCATTATACTCAAGATCAACAGAAGTTGCAACATATTCTAGTGCAAATACTAATCAGATGAAAGTCGATATGACTTCAACATCAAATTATCAGTCACCTGTTGTAGACTTGGCTAGAACACATACAATCTATGTTGATAATATTGTCAATACAAATACTTACAATGAAACTGCTGCATCTGGTGGGGCATTGTATAATAGATATATTTCAAAGACAGTTACTCTAGCTGAAGGACAAGATGCGGAAGATATTCTAGTTCTATTGACTTCATACAGACCTCCAGGAACTGATGTAAAGGTATGGACTAAGATTCTTCATGCTGAAGATTCTACTCCATTTGCATTGAGACCTTGGATAGAACTTGAGAAAACATCATCTAGCAATACAGCATATTCATCATTATCTGACAGAAATGACTTTATTGAATATAGATATGGATTCCCAGAAGCTAATTTGACAGGCTCACTTGGTCAAGTTCAATATAGAAATCTTGCTGATACAGCCACATTTACAGGATATAAATACTATGCAATTAAAATTGGTCTGACTGCGGAAAGTTCTGCTATTGTTCCAAGAGTTGCGGATCTTCAAGTCATTGCCCTTCAAATCTAGACACTCGGACAGGAAGAATAAAAATGGAACAAAAAACAGAAGTACCTGGCATATTTAAAGTGGAGGAGGGCATTCTTATCAATAAAGACTCGACAGCCCTCCTAGCATATAAGAACAGAAAAAATAGGGAAAGAAAGCTCCTTAAGATAGAAGAGGACCTTGAAAGTTTGAAGGGAGATATTAAAGAGCTTAAAGATATTATCAGAGGATTCATTAGATAAATGGCAGGCTATGTAGAGTTGTTCATAGATCAAGGAACAACTTGGTCTACAACTATAAACTTAACAGACGACACAACTAATACTCCTATTAATGCATATGGGTATTCGGTGAATAGTCAAATGAGAAGATCATACTATTCTGCTAATATTTCTGCGAATATAACTTGCTCAACGTCAAATACTGCTAATGGAGAATTAACATTATCTCTAACAGCTGGAGAAACTGCGAACATAAGAGCAGGAAGATATGTTTTTGATGTTAAGACTACAGACCCATATAATAAAGTAACAAGAGTTCTAGAAGGAATAATAACAATTCTACCTCAGGTAACAAGATGAGCATAAAAGTTCAAGTAAATAGTTCTAGTAACTATAAGATAGGTATTTCAGATAGTCAAAGTAATCCTGCTAGAGCGTCTCAAATTAATAGTACAGGAAACTACAGAGTAGGTGTTTCCGATCAGCAGAGACCGACTGTTAGAACAGTGAATGTCATTCCTTTGATTCCAACAAATCAATTGGCTAATTTAACTGATGTAGATTCTACAGGACTGTCTGAGGGAGATTCTCTAGTTTATAATGAAACCACAGGAAAATTTGAAACCAAACAAATAGAAATAATAGCTGGAGGAACATTTTAAGTAAATGGCTAATACAGTAATTCAAATTAAAAAATCAAATGTTACCTCTACTCCACCCGATGGATCATTAACGTCGGGAGAATTAGCGTATTCATATATTTCCGATAAACTGTTCATTGGTTCATTTGATGGTTCCACAAAATATATTATTGGCGGACAGTATGTAGCAAACACAGCATATTCCGCTTTCAATAAAGCTAATGATGCTAATATAATCGCATCTGCCGCATTTGATGCTGCTAATGCTGCATCCGGTGGAGCTGTTCAAGCTGCCTTTGATAAAGCAAACTCAGCTAATATTAATGCTTCCGATGCATCATTTTTGACACAAGGTCAAGTTCCGTCAGCAAGACTTGTTGGTGATTATCCATTTGTGACCGGGGTCGGCACTATTGCAACAGGCACATGGAACGGAACTACAATTACAGTTCCATATGGAGGAACAGGAAAGGTTACATTTGCAAATAATGGAGTTATGTTTGGAAATGGAGCAAACAGTATTAGAGTTACTGCCGCAGGAACAGAAGGACAAATTCTACAAGCTACATCATTAGGAACTCCAGTGTTTGCAATGCTTGATGGTGGAAGTTTTTAAATGACGTATTTCGTAAATTAAAAAAGAAAAGGAAAGAAATAGATTATGGACCAAAATTATGCCAATGCGTATATGAAAACAGCGACTGCATCTCTCCAAGATCATGTCAACCTTCTTTTACATAGCAAAACAGAAAACATTATTCTGAATGATATCATTATTAGTCAGTCTAATCAAATTCAAAATCTTGAAGGAAAAATTAATACACTAATAGAAGAACTCAATAATAAAAACAGTGTTTCTGTTGAACTAGAATCTATAAGAAATGAAAATAATGTCCTTCGAAATCGTGCGGCTTCTCTTGACACAGCAATCAATCAGATCAATGAAATGAAAGCTTTAGTAATAAGTAAAGATCAAGAACTAGAAAATCTGAGACTGAATCATAAAATGAAAATTGATATTCTCAAAGCCCAAATCGAACAACTTATTAAACCTCCAGTAGTATTTGATGAAGAAGTTGAATTGCCAAAATCAAAAAGAAAATCTAAACTAGTTCCTATTAACAACTTCTAAAAATAATATGCCAAATACTACAATTCAAATCAAGAAATCGTCCACAACATCGGCTGCTCCAAATTCTTTAGAATTTGGAGAGCTGGCTATTAACTATTCAGATGGAAAGATTTTTTGGAAAAATACTTCAGGAACAATAGTTTCAGCAAATCTTCTCAGTCTAGTTTCGGGAGGCAATGGATTTGGAGTCATTAATGCTAATAATGTTCTAATTACATCAGATACTCCTAATGATGTATTCAGAATAGATGCCGGAGACAATATAAGTATTGTTGGAGATGCAGTTAACAATAGAATAATATTGTCATCAACCGGCGGATCATCAACATTATCTGATCCAGGTCCTCAAATTTTCATGTTAATGGGAGCATAACAATTGGCAACTACTTACAAGATTCTAGGACAAGTTAATCCGGCCCAAAATACACAAACCACAATGTATGTAGTTCCTGCAAGTACACAAGCAGTAGTATCTACTATGGTTATTTGTAATCAAGCAAATTCTACATTATTCAGAGTTGCTGTCCAGCAAGCTAATACAGCATTAAATGCAAAACAATACATAGTCTATGATAATTTTGTTAATCAATATGACACTGTTTTTCTTACATTAGGAATGACCCTTGGAAATACCGATGCTGTATCAGTATATGTTGGGACCCCTAATGTATCATTCTCATTATTTGGTTCTGAGGTGACATAATATGTCAATTAAAACTCTTCAAGAAAACACAATAAACTATAAAAGAAAAGAAAAAAACAGTTATACAGATACAGAATATCAAACAGGCGCAGCAGCTAGATTATCTACTGGTTTCGTAAGAAACCCATCTTGGCTAGCTTTAACCGACGTAACATCTTCTGATCATAAAGCAGTTGGTTTGATTGCAATTCGACCGGATTCATCATTTGTAGCGTTTACAATATCTGGCGCATATACTGTTGACTGGGGAGATGGAACTTCTCCTCAGAACTATTCATCAGGATCTACAGCTTATTATAAATATGACCCCGAAGCAGCAGGACTTGCAAATACAAATGCTCCTGTTACTCTCACTACAGCAGATTCAAAAGTTAATAGAACATCTCATGGCTATTTAAATGGAATGACTATTAGATTTTATAATATTGTTACAACAACTGGGATATCAGAAGGACAAGTATATTTTGTTGTCAATGCTAATGCGAATGACTTTCAAGTTTCAAATACTCCAAATGGAAGTGCTATCACTCTGACAGGAGACGGATCAGCAACTCTTCTTCCATATAAACAAGCTCTTGTAACAATAACCCCTCAGGCAGCTAACAATTTAACTTCAATCAATTTTGCAGTTAAGCATAATCAATCTTTTCTTTCAAATTACTGTAATAACTGGTTAGACATTATAATTTCTGCTCCTAGTATGACATCGTTTACTATGAGTTCAACGACAACAAATACAAACTACTTAGAAAGATGTAGAGTTATTAATAATGGATCTATAACATCATTATCTTCATGTTTTACAAATTGCTTAGCATTAGAAGAAGTGTATATTAATAATACACAAAATGTGACAAATATGTCTTCAGCATTTAGTAACTGTTACAATTTACAAGAAGTTTCACTATTAGACACACAAAATGTGACAAATATGTCTTCAGCATTTAGTAGTTGTTTTTCTTTAAAAACAGTTCCTTTGTTTAACACACGAAATGTAACAGTTACTGCATCAATGTTTAGTAACTGTTACAATTTACAAGAAGTTTCACTATTAGACACACAAAATGTGACAAATATGTCTTTGATGTTTTCTAATTGTCGTTCATTAAACAAAGTTCCTTTGTTTAACACAAAAAAAGTTACAACAATGTCTTCTATGTTTTCTGGTTGCAGTAGTTTACAAGAAGTTCCACTATTCAATACACAAAATGTAACTGATATGTCTTCTATGTTTTCTGGTTGCAGTAGTTTACAAGAAGTTCCACTATTCAATACACAAAATGTGACAAATATGTCTTCTATGTTTTCTGGTTGCAGTAGTTTACGAGAAGTTCCTTTATTCGACACAAAAAAAGTTACAACAATGTCTCAAATGTTCGGTACTTGTATTTCATTACAAACTATTCCACTGTTAGATACACGAAATGTAAGAGTTTTCACAAATTTTGTCTTTGGTTGTAGTTCTTTAAAAAGCATTCCAAAAATAAATACTTCTAATTCATACATAGTAACTTCTATGTTCAATTCATGCAGCACATTAACAGACTTGCCTTTATTAGATTTATCAAATGTCAATTCAGCATCTTCTTTAATGACTTCATGTTTAAGTATATCTCATATTCCATTGTTCAACACTGCGAAAATCAATGTTGCAACTTCGATGTTTAGTGGTTGTCAATCTTTAAGAAGTATACCCGCATTAAACTTACAAGGAGTTGCTACAGCAGCAAATTCTGCTACTTTATTTTCTGGCTGTGTTAATTTAGAACAATGTAACGCTACAAACATAAGAGCTAACGTATCTTTTGCTGGGTGTAAACTATCATCAAATGCTATTAATGCTATTTTCACATACGGACTAGCAACAGGAGTCACAAATCTTGGAGTAACAATAACAAGCAATTGGGGATCAAATAGTGCTAATAAAGCAATTGCTAATACAAAAGGTTGGCGACCAATTATCTAAATAAAGAATAAAAGAATAAAGGAAAAGTTAAAATATGACCGCACTGGCAAACGTATCGTTAACAGATACATTCGATACTTGGAGAATTAGAACAAATCAGCTTGTCATTAAGACAAATGATATGGAACTTGCTGTTTCCAATTCTTATATTACAGCAAATCTTTCTAGTTCAAATGCATCAAATGCGTTTGCAATAGCTAATACAGTAAGCTCTAATGCAGCAGCTGCCTTTGGAAAAGCTAATACTGCAAATATTATTGCTGTTCTATCATATGATAGATCCAATGCTGTTAATTCTCTTGCCAACTCAGCTAACATTACTGCTAGATTTGCTAATACTGTTGCTGTTTCAGCTTATGATATGGCTAATTCAGCTAATATCCTTGCTTTCAATTCAGCAGTAGGAATAAACGCATATGTTATTGCCGTAATTACTGGAGCTAATTCTGCGGTGGGAGCAGGAGCGAATGCTTTTGCAACTGCTATAGGAGCAGCATCAAATACATTTCTTCTAGCAACATTAACTGGAGCCAATTCTACAGTAGGAAATGGAGCAAATGCATATTCTCAATCTGTAGGAACTGCTGGAAATACTTTCATGACATCTACTGTCTCGGGGGCTAATAATATTGCTGGGGCAGCATTCAATAAAGCAAATTCCGCAAACATCATTGCTGTTGCAGCGTTTGATGCTGCTAATGCTGCTGGAGGAGGAAGCAATGCTTCCAATCTGACTACAGGAACAGTTCCTACAGCCAGACTAGGAACTGGAACAGCAAATTCTGATTCAGCATTATTTGGAGATAACACTTGGAAAGTTCCTCTTACTAATTTAGTAATAGTAACTTCAGGGGCTGGCACATTCGTTCAAGATATTGTATTAACTGCCGTCAGAGCAAATGGTCTAGTAGTATTAACAAAGACTCTTGCATCTCCTCCAAGCGGCGGTGGAGGTCCATAATAATATGGAAATATATAAATTATGGCCTACTTTTCTTTCTAAAACTAATTTTAAAAACGAACTTAATAATGATTATCTTAAAGACATTGCAGATGACCTTCAGAATAAGTTTCAGCTAGTCAACAAAGTTCATTTCTTTAATAGAAACAGATATAATTGTTTCATAGAAAAGAAAGACGACCCTGAGATTCAAAAGCTTGCTAGAATTAGTATAAGGTCAATTCGAGAATATCTTGACACAACATATAAAGAAAATTCTCCGTATGAAGTTCAAATTCAAGGATGGTCAATGGTTCAAAGATGGGGGGAGCACGTCGTTCCTCACCATCACATAGGTCATCATCTTTCTGCTGTATATTACGCATCTGTTCCTCCAATAGAAAACTCGCCAGTAAGAGATTCTGGGGCTATTGTTTTTCATAGACCTGATCCAGTTAATAGAAGTTGGGTTGTTAGGTCTCCTATTAACCCTGAAGATATTAATTTCTGTGTTCATGTCCAAACAGGCGATTTTGTCATTTTTCCAAGTCATCTTTATCATTCTGTTAATCCTTGGTTCGGAAAGGAACCTAGAGTAGCATTTGCAATGAACATTATTATTAAAAGAGAGTTTAATTGGGAACCCATGATTTCAGAAAGTGAGTTTATTCAAGATGATAATAAGCGACTCGCATAGATTTGTATTCATTCATAATCCAAAGTGCGCTGGAACTTCCATAAGAACTTGTTTAGAATCATTTGATTCATATAATTTTCATTTTTCAGGGTATAGAACCATTGGAAATAAGTTATATGGCATGATGCATCTTCCTCTATACGTTATTCAATCTCATTATTCTAATATACTAGAGAATAAAATAAGAAAATACTACACATTCACTGTAGTAAGAAATCCATACACTAGAACTGTTTCCGCATTCAATATGATTTTTGAACATAGATTCATTGAATATTCAGAGACAAGAAATCTCGATAATTATAAAGAAGCACTGAATAGCTTCATTCATACTGGACTAGAAAAGGAAAAAATTCTAGACTATGACTATACTCTCAGACATTTTAGCATCCAATCGGACTATGTTTTTCTCAATAATGAAAAGATAATTGATTCTGTTTTCAAATTTGAAAACATTCCTCAGGATTTTGACCGAATGAAATGGATGAATACTATTCTGGCACATAAACTTCAGAATAATCTCAAGATGTTGAATCAAAGAGAAATAATTGATGATACGACAGAACTATTGGACAGACA